GCGCCGTGTTCAAGACCCAGACGAGCGCCGAGTTCCCGTTCTCCTCGTGCTGGTACTGGCCGAACGGCGCCAGCGTGAAGATGCGCTACATCGAGGCCGACAAGGACTACGGGCGCTACCACGGGCACCAGTACACCGGCATCAGCTTCGATGAGGTGACGGAGTACGCCACCCCGGCCGGCCTGCTGAAGATGCTGTCGACCCTGCGCAGTGCGCACGGGGTGCCCTGCCGGGTGCGGCTGACCGGCAACCCGGGCGGCATCGGGCATGTGTGGGTGAAGCAGCGCTACATCACCGCGGCGCCGCCGCTGACGCCCTACACCGACCCGCAGACGGGCTTCACGCGCATGTTCGTGCCCTCGCGCATGGCGGACAACCAGATCCTGATGCGCAACGACCCGGGCTACAGGAACCGCATCCTGGCGGCCACGGGCGGAAGCGAGGCGCTGCGCAAGGCCTGGCTGGATGGCAACTGGGACATCGTGGCCGGCGCTTTCTTCGACAACATCACGCCCGCGATGTACTTGCCCGCCGGCTGGGCGCCGCCGAAGGCCTGGACGCGCTACCGCAGCATGGACTGGGGCAGCGCGCGGCCGTTCTCGGTGGGCTGGTGGGCCATTGCCGACGATGACCATTGGGCGCCGACGCCGGAGGGCGAGGTGCTGTTGCCCCGCGGCTCGATCGTGCGTTACCGCGAGTGGTACGGCTGCAAGCCAGACGAGCCCAACACCGGCCTGAAGCTGGACGCCGAAGAGGTGGGCCGCGGCATCAAGACGCGGGAGGCCGGCGAAGCCGTCGACGAGCAGCTGTCGGTGGCCGACCCAAGCATGTGGAAGGAGGACGGCGGCCCGAGCATCGCGGAGCGGATGATCAAGGCGCTGCCGAACCTGGGCGGGCCGCGCTTCCGGCCGGCGGACAACAGCCGCGTGCCAGGCTGGCAGCAGGTTCGCGCCCGCATCAATGGCGAGGACGGCCGGCCCTGGCTCTACGTCACTGGCAACTGCCTGGACTGGCGCCGCACCGTGCCGGCCCTGCAGCACGACAAGAACCGCATCGAGGACGTGGACACGGACGGCGAAGACCACGCGGGCGACGACACGCGCTACGCCTGCATGGCACGGCCCATCTCGCGCGTGCCCAAGCCGCGCCAGCTCAGCGGCCCCAAGCCTTTCACGCTGGATTGGGTGATGTCGCAGAAATAGGCGGAAAACCAAAGGCGGCGAGCGGCGTAATGGTCGCCATGATCGAAGCCGCCAACGTCCACCCGAACTACCTCGGTCGCCAGAGCATCAAGGCCGAAGACCTGCGCCGCGTGAGCGAGCCGTGTGTGGTCTTCGAGCATGAATGGCTCGATGACGGCGGCTCGCGTTGCTTCGCGTTCACCGTGGGCGGGTGGCTGGATGGCCGACCGCTGGGCGGGCTGCAAGGCGGCGTGACCGTGGGCGGCGAGGTGATGATCGTCCACGCCGACAGCCTGGACGCTGCCAAGCAGCTGGCCGCGCTGGGCCTGCAAGACACCATCTCGGCGCTGGACGGCGAAGAGCAGGCCTACATTGACGCGCACGCCGCGCTGGCCCGGCTGTCCCAAGTCTCGCCGCTGGTGCGCATGGACAAGGCCGCCGCTGCGCCGGCCGACAAGTCCGACGCCTTCGAGGCCGACTCGGCCGCCATCCGCAAGCTGCGGGGTGATGACATCTTGCTGACCGCCGGGGGCGTGGAGACGCCGCCCGCCTGAGTTCCCTCGGGCGGTGCGGCCCGTTGCTTCGCACCCGGCTTGCAGGGCCGTTCTCTGCCGCGTCACAAGGAACGCATCATGGCTCTGAAGATCACTTCCCTCGGCACCTCTGCGAACACTACGCAGGCCATCAACATCACGGGCAGCACCAACGCCACGCCCATCGTGGCGACGTTCACCGCGGGCCACGGCCTGACGGACGGCAAGCGTGTCGCCATTGCCGGCGTGACCGGCAACACCGCTGCGAACGGCATCTGGACGCTGCAGTTCACGGGCGCCAACACGGCCCGCCTGCTGGGCTCGGTGGGCAACGGCACGCACGGCGGCACGGTCCGCGTGGGTGTGGTCAACGACGCCACCCCGCTGATGAAGGGCCACTCGGCCGCGTTCCGCCTGACCGGCAACCATGTCGGCGTGGTGGACCTGGAGGTGTACGGCAGCTACGCCGACTTCGCGGCCGGCGCCAACACCGAAGGCATGACGGCACCCATCGCGCTGGGCCCTGGCGTGACGAACTCGGCAGGCGGCGTGAGCACCCCGGCCAAGAGCACGATCACCACGGCTGCGACGAACCCGAGCTTCACGGCCGAGGTGATGCTGCCGCTGATCATGCGCATGGTGCCGACCACGGCCACCAGCGGCACGCTGTCCGCCGTCATCGAAGCCTGACCGCGCGATGATCCAAGCCCCGGCCTCCACTCCTGAAGCGGCGCCCGGCAGCGCCAAGCCTGCACGCGAAATCAGCGAGCAGGACAAGGCGCTGTCGCGCAGTCTGCAGAAGGAGATCGAGGCCGGGCTCAAGGATCGGGACGGCGACTTCAAGCGCTTTGCCCACAACCGCCAGTTGCTGCGCGGCATCGACCCGGAGACGGGGCAGAAGATGCGCACCAACCTGCACTTCGGCAACCTGGCGGCGATGCGGCCGCAGGTCTACGCCAAAGACCCAGAGTTCACCGTGCAGCCCACGCGCGGCGTCACGGATCAGCGCATGCCCGCGGTGCGGGCCTTCGGCGAGACGGCCGAAGCGGTGCTCGAGAAGCTGCTGATCGGTGACGCCAAGCTGAAGCGCCGCGCCAAGCGGCTCCTGACCAGCTGCTACACCAACGCCATCGGCTGGTGGAAGCTGTCGTGGCAGCAGGGCCGGCCTGCCGACCCGCTGATCACCAATCGCATCAAGGACACCCAGGACAACCTGGCGCTCATCGAGCAGCAGAAGGCCGCGCTGGAGTCGCCCCACGCCGGCAACGATGCCGACCTGAAGGAAGCCGAGCTGCGCGAGACGCTGGCCGGCCTGCAGGTTCAGGCTGAGAAGCGCATCGGCCGCGGCCTCGCGCTGGACTTCGTGATGCCCGAGGACATGCTGGTGCTCGACCGGGGCATCTTCGAGATTCAGGACTACGAGCGCGCCGGCAAGCTGGCCCACGGCGTCTGGATGACGCGCGGCGCATTCGAGCGGGAGTTCGGCTACGACCCCGAGAAGGCGCGCGTTTACCGCGACAAGAGCGACGCCAACACCAGCGGCCAGACCCAGGCCAACGGCCAGGACAAGGACCGCGACAGCCAGCTTTTGCGCGTGTGGGAGGTGTGGGACCAGCACTCCAACCGCGTGCATACCGTCTGCATCGGCGACGAGGGCCTGTGCCGCGAGTCCTACTCGCCCGACTGGTGCGGCCAGCGCTGGTATCCGTTCTTCCTGCTCGTGTGGAACGAGGTCGACGGCTGCTTCATGCCGCCTTCCGACATCGACCTCACGCACGAGCTGGTCAAGGAGTACAACGAGACGCGCCAGGCGCTCGCCAAGGACCGCGACGACTCGCGGCCGTTCACGGTGGTGCGCAAGGGCGGCAGCTTGACGCCCCAGGACGTGGAGAGCATCCGCAACCGGAAAGGCAACGACATCATTGCGGTGGAGGGCGTTGGCGGGCAGGCCATCTCGGCCGACATCCAGAGCGTGCAGCTCGGGCAGATCGACCCGAACACCTACGACACCACGCAGGCCCGCTCGGACCTGGAAATGCTGCTGGGCGGCGGCGACGCTGCGCGGGGCAGCGTGCTCAAGGCGAAGACCGCCACCGAGGCGGAAATCCTCAGCCAGGGCCTGCGCGGTCGCAGCGCCGAGCGCACAGACGTCATCGAAGACCTGCTCAGCGAGGTGGGCGCGTATGCGCTGGAGGTGTGCCTGCGCAAGCTGACCCCCGACGAGGTGGCGCGCATCGCAGGCGAAGCCGCGGTGTGGCCGCAGCTCACGGCGGAAGAGGTGTTCGAGCAGGTCACCGTGCGCGTGCGTGGCGGCTCCACCGGCAAGCCTGACCGCCTGCAGGAGCAGGACCGCTGGACGAAGCTGCTGCCGGTCATCAAGGACACGGTGAAGGAGATCGTCGCCACGCGCCAGGCCGGCCAGGAACAGCTCGCGCAGATGGCCATTGCTCTGCTCAAGGAGACGCTGCGCCGCTTCGACGAGCGTTTCGAGATCGAGCGGTACCTGCCGGAGCCGGCTGCAGGCAAGCCGGGGCAAGACGGCCAGCCCGAGCAACCCCAGGTGACGCCGGAGATGGTGCAGCAGGCCCAGGAGCTTGTGCAGCAGCTGCAGGCCAAGGTGCAGGGGCTGGAGGGCGCCCTGGCCGACAAGAGTGCAGCCGATGCGCTGGCGCAGCAGAAGGCGCAACTGGAAGCAGACGCCAAGGTGCGTATTGCGGCTGTGACAGCGCCCATCGAGGCGCAGGCCCAGGCCGAGGTGGCGCGCATCAGGGCGGAAGCGACCGCCGCCGTCGACATGCGCCGCGCCGAGCTGGACGCGATGGCCGGCGCAGACGCCCGAGCCGTCGAGGCGCAGGGCCTGGAGGCGGTGAACCAGACCGTGGCCCAGCTTCAGGCCGGCCAGGAGCAACTGGCGCAGATGTTGGCTGCGATGGCGCAGGCCTCGGCGCAGCCCAAGCCGCGCATGAAGGTGCAGCACCTGGCGGGCCCTGACGGCGCCATTGTGGAGTCGCGGCTGGTGCCGGATGAGCCCGAGCAAGAACGAGAGGACTGAGATGCGAATCGAGTGCAAGACAACTTTTCTGGACGGGCCCGAGCGGTTCGAGGCGGGCGATGTGCGCACCGTTGACGACTTGCGCGCGCACCGCTTCATCGCGCACGGCTGGGCCGCCGAGGTGGGCCGAGACGCCGTGCCGCAGGCGGAAGGCGCCGTCGCGCTGGACATCAAGAACGCCCGCATGGGGCAGGGGGTGAAGCATGGCTAAGGCCGCAAACGATCTGGTGATGGATGCTGCGCTTGATGTGGTGGCCACGGCCACGCGCATGATCGCCTGCAGCGCGCAGCCGACCACGTTCACCGAGGCGAACGCTACCTTTGCCCTGGCCGATGTGACGATGGCCGGCGGGGACTTCACCAAGGCCAACGGCGACACCTCGGGGCGCAAGGTCACTGTGGCCGCAAAAAGTGGCGTGCTGATTGACACCACCGGCACGGCCAACCACGTGGCCCTGGTGCGGGTGTCTGACTCGACGCTGCTCTATGTGACCACCTGCACGAGCCAGGCGCTGACGGCGAACGGCTCAAACACGGTGAACTTCCCGGCCTGGGACATCGAGATCGGCGACCCGACCTGACGCCATGCCGGCCCTGCGCGTCGTCTACACCCGCAGCCGCAGCGTGCAATGAGCAGCCTTCTGGTCGCCGTCCGCTACAACGACCCGCACCTGTTCGGCCGCCTGGTGCGGCTGGCGCGTGGTGGCGATGGCTCGCACACCGAGGTGGCCGTGCCGCAGGGCGACGGCTTGTACTGGTGCGTGAGCTCATCGCAGATGGATGGGGGCGTGCGGCCCAAGACCATGCCGCTGCCGGCCGGCAAGTGGCGGCTGTACCAGACCGATGTGCCGGCCGAGCGCGCGCACGACTACCTGCGCAAGCGCGGCCACGAGGGCTACGGTTGGTGGCGCTTGGTGCGCTTCCTGCTGCCCATGTTCCGCCCGAGCTGGGGCGGCCCTATCTGCACCCAGGCCACGGCCGAGATCATCGGGCTGCCTGACCACGACTCGTGGGACGTGCGGCAGCTGGAAGCGGCAGTCGCCTGGCGCTGGCCGCGCGTTCAATGACCAAGAGGTGACCCAGTGTTTGGCAACGCCATTGAGGAAACGACAACCACGACAGGGCAAAACCCGCTGGACCTGACCGCGGTGTCAGGTCGCGTGCGCTTCAGCCAGAAGTTCCCGGCCAACGTGCGGTTCGGCTACGGCATCAAGGATCAAGCAACCGACGCATTCATCGAGTGCGGCATGGGCTATCTCAACGGCAGTGGGCAGTTGGTGCGCGAGCGCATCGAGAACACGCTGGTGGCCGGCACCTTTGACGAAACGACGCCTGCGGCCGTGTCTCTTTCGGCCGGCACGAAGGTTGTGATTTGCACGGGGACTGCGGCCAGCATGATGGCTACCGCAGCGGGCGCGCACGCCATCTCTGGCGGCTTCCGGGGCTACGGTGACAGCATCAGCCTGATTCAAGGCGGATCGGGAAACCTTGCCTTGGTTGCCAGCCGCGCGTATGCCACGCCGTTCATCGCGCAGAGCGCGAACGAGATCGACGCGCTGGTGGTTCGCGTCACCGTTGCAGGCTCTGCCGGCGCGCTGATTCGCGGCGCGATCTACAGCGTAGGGGCGGACGGCTTGCCCGATGTCCAGCTCGCCTTGTCGGGCACGGCAGATGCCGCGACGACTGGGCAAAGGTTCCTGTCGTTCACTGCGTTCCGGCCCCCGGCTCGCTTCTTCGGTTGCCTTATCGCAACGAACGGCCCCGCT